AAGCGCTTGACCGTGTTTATTTACTATTCGATAACCCACATCAAACGGTCTGATTTCCCTTGGGATTTTTATGCGCTTACTTTGATTCTTCATTCCTTCTTCAAGTGTTTGTATCATCACTCAACCTCCTCCACTTCAAATAGTGAACTATTAAACACTTCACCAAAACCAGAATATTCTAGTTCCTTTCGTGTAAATTTTTCGTTGTTTTTCCAATTGTTAAAAAAGTGGAATCCAGTTTCTGTTTGATTTAGATAATCATCTGTATTTTTTAACTTGACTTTGTATTTTGGCTCTTTCTCGGCCTCATAGTCAGTCAACCACGCTCGAGCGAAAAGTTCTTGGTTGTTTTTGTCATTAAGCCATTTCTTCACGAATTCGCTTTTTTTAGCGTAGAGATGGATTGTGTTACTATCTAGTGCATCACGCAAACTAAAATTTTTTAAAAGTTGGCATTCGAAAATCCAGTCATCCATAAAATTAGGTAAAAGCACTTTATTCAATTCTTGCCGAATCTTATCAGCATCCTTCAATTGATTACCAACCCATGCTCCATCAAGTTTGCCTTGCTCGTAACCACTGCGATATTTCATTAAACCATAGTCGCTTCCTAATTCTTTGAGGATGTCATTAAGCCATCTTGTCTGGGTCGTCGGATCAAACCCTTTAATTCGACCAACAACATCTTTTAATTTGAATGGCAACGGTTCTGGTTCATCTAAAGACCGTAAGTCTTTCAAAACCAAATCAACCGATGTCAATTTCTTCTTGCTAGCTTTAAATTTTTCGTATCGTTCAATTAGTCCTTGAATGTTCATTCTCTATCTCCTTCTTCATTTTCTAAAGCGGCATCTTGTATGAAAGTATTACCAATTTCATAGTGCTTGTATTCCTCAGCTGTCACTTCAAACGTTTCTTCAACTTGCTTATTACCTGCACGACCTGAAACGACCAGAATGTATTTTCTTTTGGTTCTGGTTGGCACAAGCACCGAACTTTTTCCTGTTGTAACAGGTATGAAAGTTGTGTGAGGTTCATCAATGTACTTGTCTACAACCGTTCCGCTCGAAATCTCGTGACATGCTACGAGAAAGGATGCGAATAAAACAACACATAGGATTTTAAAATATCTCATTCCTTCTCCTTTAAAATCTCTTGGTTCTCGTAGATGTTGCCGATGATTTCTCTATTGCCAGCCACGTTACACAATCGCTCAAAATTGTTGTAACTAATCAAACTATTCGTCCACATCCCTAAATCAGATCTGTATTCGACTACACCATTCAACAATCCATCTTTTGTACCAAGAACATCTTTCTCGTATATCTCCCGTAAATTTTTGTCAAACATCCCTGTGAAACGTCCTACTGATTCTATATTTACAGGACACCAAGAACCTATAGTAATGTATTGTTCGTTAGCTTCTACCACTTCGTTGATAATAAATGCTCTTCCTCTATCTTCAATTAAATGTCCGTATTGCCATTCTCCTTTGCTATTTTCGTCAATGGATAACCCTCTAAATTTTGGAATCATCTGGCAAATCCTCCTCTTTCACAAACGAGCCATCAATCCAACGACCCTTGCGGTCTTTGATTTCTTGGTATGCCAGTTCAAAACATTCATCGAAGCTATAACCGAGAATATCGCTGATTGATTTTAACCAATAAATTGAACGAGTTAAATCGACTATATATAGATTTTTATCCGTGAATCCATTTGATAACTGAATATTGCTGATTGTCCTATTCAAAAAGACCAGACATTCTATAACATGGCATCCGTCGCTAAAAACTGCATCAAAAATCTCCTGCACATCTACCTTAATCAACAAGGCCAACCCTACAATCACAACTGCACAATCACCGATGCTGTCCTTGGTTAATTGCTCATTCTTCTTGAGATAGCCTGCACATAGCTCGCCGAACTCTTCACTGAGTTTCAAAGACTGCTTGTCTAACCGTCCACCGGTTTCTAAATCACGATCAATAAACCATTGTTTTACATTTTCTAGTGTGTTCATCTGTTTCATTCCTCCTTATCTAAAATCCATGCAATATAGACACAAATCAGAGCAAGCATAATGGAATCCGCCAAATTCCCTCTCACTCCACCTAAGATGATAATTTCAAGTATCTTCCAGAGATAGTCCAATACAATAAAATGGACAAATTGGGTTAAGAAGAAGTTATACTTCCCATTAAATCGAACTTTCATAACATCACCTCATCCCCAACTTTCACTTTCTCGTACACGTCCTTCGTAACAACGAACACCCCGTAATCACGAATCGTAAGCGTGTATAGCTTGCCATGTCGTCCTTTCTCGACGACCTTACCGAATATCTCAGCGCCTGCGTTGTCTGCCTTGTAGACAACCATCGGCTTCTTCTCTTCTAGTTCTGCAATCCTGCCCATCTGCCAGATGTTCAATCCAGCAGATAGCAGAATCCAGATAGATATGAATCGTTTCAATCTGTGACCTCATTTCTCAATTCAAAACCAATTCCATATAAGAGCAAATCATTTTGAAAGTCAACGAATGTTTCAATCATCTCAGCTTCTTGAAAGTCGTATTCCTCAACCTTACTTAAGAAATCATCAATATCATTTCTTTGTACACTTCCGTGGTCTGTCTTTGTATGTTCCACGGCTGATTCATAACCATCTACATCAATTGTGTAGCAGATTCTGCCACTTGAATAATCATATTTGTAATTTTTGATAATCACTATTTCATCTCCTTGCTCTTAATTTCTCCAGTAAGTCTATTTTCTAAAATGTGACTTGTATAGCAAATATCGTTTTTATACGTATAGTGATCAACGGTTTCTTCAACCCATTGATTTTTAGTGTACGGGTATCTGTTTGGTCGTTTCAATTTACCACCTCATATATAAATATTTCGTGTCAATATCTTGTTCTAAAATACACTCTTTCAATGACTTTAAAACCTCCAATGCACCGCTAACTGTTCCCCATCTATTTTCAGGTTCATACTGCACATACTTTTCAGGGTACCGTTCTAATTCAGAGATACCGCGCTGGATATTATCTAAAATATCAGCAATGTTGTACGTAGTGTCCTGGTCGAAATCCCAGTTCATAGCAACTCTAAACATTCTTCCAAGATTGTATGTCGGAGAACTGTATCTAGGTTCAGCAATACGGATATATTGTCCGTTTTCTATTTTCGCTAAGATTTCCAAATCATAACTCATCACTCAACCTCCTTTTCTTTCATGAATTTTGGTATGTTGCCAGAGTATTCCTCGTATAACCAATACTTTCTACAACATTCATCGTAATCATAAGTTTTTTTAATCTTTAATTTTTGTTTGAGTGTTTTCTTATATTTTTTCGGGCATGGAATGGAAAAACTTTCATCATGGACAGAAAACCAAGCTACAAAAAAACGATAAGAATATTTGTAGTGTTTTCTTTTTTGTCTAAGATTCATTATTTTACCTCCTCAATCTCAATACCTGGGCAATCAAACACCCAGCCGAAGCCAGCTTCTTCGAGTTCTTTTCGGGTGTGGGAATATATAGCATTGTTTAAACTAAAGCTTTTTGTAAAGTAATACCTTTCCCAAAGTTCTCCATAAACCAACATATTTTCTTTAATATTCCCTTTAATCTTAACCAAATACCGCTTCTCTTTCTCGACCTCGTAGCCGTCAAGCCATGCACGAGCGAATGTTTCTTGGTTGCTCGTCTTTTTAATCCATAATATAAAATCGAAACTTTGGTTGTTTTCTTTCATAAAGTCTGGATTCATAGCAGTATATAGACTAGTTGTTAAATGTTCTTTACAAACCTCAATCCAATCCGCCACAAACTGCGGAACTTTGACTGGTTTCGGTTCGTCTAGTTGTTCCAAATCTGCTAGAAAAATTTTGCGAGCGGATTCTGCTCCTTCAGCATCCCATACACCCTCAAGTTTTTTATACTTCTCAATTAATCGCTGTACTTTCATCTTCCAACTCCTTTATTCTCTTCTTCCAGTTTTTCACTTTCTTTTTAAGCAAGTCACGTTCCTCAGACCTGCTAAAAGCAAGCGATTTGACACACGGCTCAGATAATTCCACTATCCTTGCCTCCGTCTGCTCGATTGTGCGTTTCAGTCCGTCGATTACTGTCTGTTTGCTATATTCCATGGTTTATCCTGCTTGTTTTTCTAGCCAGTTAAAGAGCAATCCGAACTGCTCTGTCACTAGTTCATCATCATTGTATTGTTTGCAAATTTCTCCGATAGACGACACAGCCCATTGCCAATAAGCATCCGTTCCGAATCCAACTTCTTGGCTCTTCTGATTGCTGCGCGCCATCCATTCTGGAATTTGTCTTCTGAAGAAATCAATGTAGTCAATTCTCATAGCAATTCCTCAATCTTGATATAGATCCCAACTGTGTCAGCCCAGAACTTCTCAGCAATCTCACTGGCCACTTGTGCATCGTCTTGCCAGTATCCAAGTTTCGTCATGCAATCCTTGAGCAACTTCTGTAAATTATCTGTATCCGGCTTTGTAGTCTTGTACTGACCATCATAGCTTTTTTTGATACGAGGGAAGCACCACTTGACTGTCAGTCGAATAGCTCCTTTAAATTTATCAGGAGGTACATGCTGCGCAAGCAAGCTCTCAAATTTCGCTCTGGCATTTTTTAGATCTTCTGGCTCATAAAAGATTGGCTTACCAAATCTCGTATTTACCTTTTTCTGTTGATGAGTTGTTGTCGGTATTTTTTTCATCGGTAAAAAGAATTCAATCATCAGCCAACTCCCTTAAAATTACACCCAAGGTCGCACTAGCGCTCATAAGCAATCCAAATGAGTAATCTGGATTAAGTGCCATCTCTTCAAAATCATCTTCACATTTATCCAACAAGTCATCAATTTCCTTTTTAAGATTATCAATAGCTTTTTTATTTAATGTCATTTTTTTACCTTCTTTTTTTATGCGCGCCTAAGTTCAG